GTCGGTTACAAATTGTAACCAGTTCAGATACCATTACGAAATATCAAATGCGAATTGATACGTTAACGATTGAACGCACTAAACTCAAAACGATTTATGAAAAGGACATTGATACTATTTACCTTCTTGATAGCGTTGCCATTGATAGCGCATACACAAAAGCTATCCAAAGACTCATTGAGATGGAAGGAGCTGGATTCTTTGAGCATTGAACGTAGGTTAGTTGTACTTGGTGTAAGGTCACTTGATTACTACATTGAATTAGATAAGAATAATCGTAGCATAATTCATACATATGCACAACTTAATGAGCATAATGTGCGATATATTGCACAATTAGAGGGAATAAATAAGGGATTAAGTGAGGAGTTAAATAAGGAATTAAGGGCAAAAAAAAAGTGGCGCAATGCCACTCTTTTAATATCAGGTGCTAATGTCATTTTTTTGACATCATTCGTTTTAAGTAGATAGCAAAATCCAAAGCTTCTTCGTATGCGTGCTGCATCCATTCACGCTCTGATAAATTCGCTTTATCTACTGTTGTGCCGTACTTCATTCGTCCCATTTTTTCTCGGGATATTAGATCGGTAATTACTTCTTTATAGACATCACTTTGGCAGTTGTCAAAATCGTGTGTTATATTCATTGCTCAATTATTTTTTTTAAGTTAGGTGTAAAATAGTTTTCTCCCTTTAATACCTTTCCATCCTCTCGGTAAATGGGTTTATTGAACCTATCCAATTTGCTCATATTACTTGCGTGAACTTCGTCAAACATCGCTTCAAGTTTGTCATCAATTCCAAGATGGATAGCATACCCGAAAAGCAAATACATTTGGTCAATTATTGCATCAGATAACTCAATGAGGTCATCAGCGTTTTTCATCTCATCTAATTCTTCTTGAATTAATCTTTCGTGCAACATACAATCCTGCATTGTCTTGCATCCATCCATAGGTAGATTAAATCTTTGGCGAAATTCTCGCACCTGGTCAATTTGTTTTTTCATCTTATTACTCTTTTTAATACGCTAAATTTAGACTTAAATTCTTCTTTGGTAAACTTACCTTTGGAATAATCAAAGAACCAACCTTCCCCATCTTTTGACCATTTTAAGTAGTTGCAAATTCTGCAACATTTAACCCTTTTGTGATCACTTGGCCTTTGATATTTCATCTTGTCCCTTGAAAAAAAAAACAAAGGGAATTTGCGGTTACAACTAAAGCACTTCTTCATATGTTTTTTAAAACTAATTCAAATACTTTCTTTGTTTCTTGCTCTGTCCAACTAATAATCTCTTCCTCCATATCCATATTATAATTATGCATCTCTAATGATTGGTGCATAAGTTCGTGAAATACACCTCCATAAGTATCATAGTTATCACCGCATCTTTGAAGGTTAATAAACACAAATCTTTCATCTCCAAATTTATAATCTTTGTTGTGTTTAGGAATATAATTAGCCCAACCCCAAATGTAGGCATCATTAGAATTATTTTCATATAGCATACAATCGTTGTAGTTAAGACCGTGCATTTCTTCAACACCAAAGTGTGCAAAGATTTCACAAGGATTATTTCCCAGCAAAAGCAAATAACCATCTCTTTTTATTTCTATCATTTGTTTACTCATTCACAACCTCCACTTTTTCAGATTCTTCCTTTGCGTTCTGAATTAATTTCGTCAATTCTGGTAGCATCCAATATCCATAAGTTGCCATCTCATAAGTAAAGTCATCCAACTGCCGAGTAATGTCGGGTAGTATCGCACCATCCACATTCCACAATTCAGTTATTGTCTTGCCGTGTTCACGTTGAATGGACTCATTGAGCCTTTTCATTAGCATTTTAGTTTGGTGGTTGTAAAACCATTTGACGGTCTCGCACTCATCAGCTGCGTATAGTGAAGCTTGTAACCACATCAATAGGTTAAGCACCTTCAGCTTTTCGTGGTCATCGTGTGTGATTTTGTTTTTCATAGTTCGTCTTGAATTTGTTTACTGATTAATTGTAGTGCGTATTGAGCGCCTGCCATAAAAGCGAAATAAGCAGAGCCACTCATATCGTCTTCATTTCCAAATGATGCATAGCTTTCCGCCTGCATCTTGATTAATTTGTTTAGTTCCATATTGTTTTTTTTAGTTGGTTGCAAATATAAATAAATTTCTACAATATCAAAATAATTTTAATTGTTTAATAGTTGTATAGCCGTTTAATATCTTTTCGGTATTGGGACTAATTAGGTCTGCAAATTCAATCTCGCAGAATGTTCCACAGTCGGGAACAATTGGGGGTTCGTGTTTACCTTCATTGAGTTGCAGTTCGTCCAAGAATCTATTTTTAATACAAGAATGACCAGCTACTCTTTCAGCTTTTGCCATCCGTTCGAATTCATTTGGAAAGTGTTTACGCACGTGATTCCAATAACCCTTGCCACCTTTCACGCAACCAATACAATTGTTGTTGTGAAATCCTAATTCATACATTTTTGGCAGTGCAATACCATTCATTAAAAGCAATTCAGCGCATTGTTGTTTAGTCATTTGCTTATCAATAAGAGGATATAATGGTTTTGAACTTGGGTATTGTTCAGCAAATCTAATGGCTCTATTGATTTCTTTTTTTGAGAATTCAAAACCAAATATTTGCCCATCAAATTCAACCTCTTTTTCAATGGCAATACGCACATCTTTTTTTAGAACCTTTGTACACGCAGCACCAGTTGGGCCATTAACGTATTTGATTTGTTCAATCACATCGAACTGGTCACGATATTTAGAACATCGCCTTCTTTCAACTTTTACGCCCATCCATTTTTCACAATCAGAAATAAAGCGTTCATTGTCTTTATGTGCCGAATCAATTTCAATGTAGAACAATGTTACATTGTCTTTGCCGTATTCATCAATTGCTAATTTACAAGCAATCGCGGAGGTCACTCCACAACTAAACCAACCTATAATCATTTGAATGCGTATTTACCAAAGTTCTTTTTTAATTCATAAAATGCCCTCATCATTATTGCATCTGCAAAGTCGGGAGAAATGCCGTGTCTCTTTTTCAAGTCCTCTTTGTTAGTCACTCGGAGTTTGCCATCACTATCCAGCTTTTCACGTCTTATCATTTCGAGTTCTTTGACAATGGTATCTTTTTGCGTTGATTCAAATGTGATAAGGTTGTTGGTAATGAGTTCTCCCATCTTGAAGTAACAATCGGATTTAAGATTCATATAATTATCTCGGACTGATTTTGATCCGTTCAAAAATCCTTTGCATTTAAGATAGTCAACTGCACCACCTCCGATACCATCTTCATCACATAGCACATTTGATAGCTTTACACCGTGCGATTTTACAAGTTGGTTAATGGTATCTACCACTTCATTGATAGGCTTATGTTTTAGCACCACAAATGTTTCAGCGTGTAACCCATTCCACACAACTATCACTGTCCTATCGTCTCCCATTCGTGCGATATCCGCAGTTATAAATTTATCAACGTTTGAATTGGCAGGTGTACGGAAACATCTTAATAAATCATCGTACTCATATAAGCGGTCTTTCGTTTCATCGTAATCCCAATCCCCCTCCAAAAGTCTTTTGCGGTCTACTTCAGGCAATAGTAATAGTGATTCTAAATAGACTGGTGACACGTGGGGATTGTCCGTTGGTAAAGCTTGGATAAATTCACGGTCTGAACGAATTAACCCACTACGTTTGGCATCAAAAAATTCTCTATACAACCATCCTTTATGAGGGTTGCAGGTCAATAGTCCTTTTGGTTTGTCATTGATTAGCTTATAACGTACACGAGATGCCAATATATTAACGCATTTCTCACTCACCTCCCCCGCCTCGTCTACAAAGTAATCAGTTAATTCAATTGAACCAAACCTTTGAAACTCGGGATCTGATGGAGTGTCTGCTAAATCCATTAAGATTGTCTGACTACCATTATACCAACTAATCACGTGGTCTTGTCCATTGTACGTGTAATGTTTTCCTGCAATGAGATTGTGATGAGCGCATAACTCAAAGAAGGTCTGCATAGTGGATAGGCGAAGCTTCTTTAATTCAGCACGGCCAATGAGGCCACGTGTACCTGGGTACTTCAACCTCCTTTTTATTTGCCAGTCGCAACCGAGAAACGACTTCCCGCCACCAACTCCACCACCATAGAGGACTTGTTTAATGTCGCTATCTATTGCAAGTGCATTGAGAGCTGCAATTTGCTTTTCGTGAAATTCAATTTTCATTAGAATAAAGTTATTAAATAAGGATTCAAATCAATTTTCCAAAGGTTTATATCATTACTGGCCTTAAATCCAACGTGATTTATTTTACCTTTTTGCCAAGTTTCATAATGAATAAAACCTAATGACTGCCAAAATTTATTAGAGTCTAAATCAACCCGACAACGTAGAGTAAAACCTAATCTTCCAAATGTTATACAAAAGTCACGACATACATCAATTAAAGCTTTTCCATAATATAACCTACGTGCATCATTACGAATAACTATTTGTTGAATTTTAGCGTATTTATATGAAGAAACAGCAGGCGTAATTAAAACATAACCAACGGGATCATTATTCATTTCGGCAATCAATACAACAAAATTTCTTTCACCTCCAAAAACATATTTTTCCCAAACGGATTTTTGAATAAATCCAACTGCATTAGAATTTTCTTTCTGCAATTTATCAATGAATAACATATCTTTTATGGTGCTTGTTCTCACAACTAAACCACTATTGTCATTCCACAATATATTTATTAAACCAGTAGCGCAATTGAATTTACCGAGATTCACAACACCTCCTTTGCCTTTTGTTGCAATATGTGACTGTCCATAATGTCAGCATACACGAGCCGTGACAATTCAGCTTGATAATCTTCTTTAATGCGATCCTTTGAAAGCTTATCAAGTCGTTTGAATTTATAGTCACTCATTTGATTTGCATCAAGTGTCTTTTTGTATGCCATAAATTGCCATCTTTTCCATTCATCATCACTCCACGTGCTATCCGTGTATGCGCCAAGTTCGTACAACTTGCGTAGCTTCATTGGTGCAAGCATCAGTACATAGTCACGTTTGTTCTCTTTCCACATTTGGACATCTTCATTGAACATTTTTAGCCAATCAACTGGGGTTGATTCGTCAACTGATGGAGCAGGAATGGATAGCTTTTGTTTCTTTTTGTCAATAGCCAAATTCATCTTCATTTTATATTCCGAATATTGCTTAAGCACATCAGAAAGAAACGCAACTGACATCAGTCCAAAGCATTCCACACGTGGCCAATCTTGTCCAACTGCGTTAAGTTGGAAGGCAAGTGCTAACTCACCAATTGTAACGTATCTATAATGCCCTTGAATCACTCCATAAAGAAGATTCGTTTCTTCATCTGATGGAAGCGTCTTGATGCCATATAGCACAATCCCATAGGATAGCGTTTGCTTAAAAATCGAGAGTGTGCAGTCACCAAGATTAATTTGTTCCTGCGCCTGCAAATAAGCTTTCTCGTTATGCGTCAAGCCATTGTTGTAGGCTTGTCCTTTGTACTCTGCCAATTGTGTCATTGTGATTATTTTTAGTTACAAATTTAGTTAAGTCCCAAGCTGACCTCATCGCAGCTTTCCAGTCCTTCATTTTATTTTTTCCGTACTTCCATCCTGTATTTGTGTAGTGACTGATAAAAACATCTGCGAAGTTGAGCGCATCCTCTGAAGTTGCTTGTGGCATTTTAGAAAGAAAGTGGTCAGCGACATCTTCAAGAGATGGCACAATGAAATGAGAGGCGACTGATTTTTTCGGGAGTAGTTCCTCGAGTCTTTTTATCCTCTCTTCCAGTAATTGTACCTTTGAGAGTAAAGTAAGGTTGTCCATATTGTAAAAGTTTTTTAGTTTCGCTGCAATTATACCCATATTTTTCCAATGTCTCAAAAAATTGATTAGCGTTGAATTGATATTCACCATCCGTTCCGTACAACTCGCAGAACTTTCGAGTGCAATGGATAGCGGTAGCGTGATCCTGGTCGAATTGTTGAGCGATTCTTTGCCAAGTTAAATTACCATCCGCTAAAAAAAGGAAGGTTATAAACATACCACGTGCATCAACAATGTTTCTTTTGCGTGACTTTTCGTGTATATCTTCAGGACTTACACCATAGACCTCCTCACAACATTGGTAAAGGATATCATTGAGCGTTTTTTGGCTATC